CCAACTACCAGTGCGCTGTGGCCGAAGCCGTCGTGATCTTCGACCTGGTTGGTTAATCGTCGTTCCTCTTAATCGGAGTTTATCACCATGCCCCTCGCAGAAGGCGTAAGTGCAAGGATCGCCTACAAGTTCTATACGAGCCCCGACATCGTGCCGGGCACGCCCGCGGTTTCGGCGACCGATCCGGGGCCGAGCGGCGGCCAGATCCTGCGGCGCGTTGCCTCAACGCTGGCGTTTACCAAGGACACCTACCAGTCGAACGAAATCAGGAGCGATCGGCAGATCGCTGATTTTCGGCACGGCGTCAGAAGGGTCGCGGGCAATGTCTCCGGCGAGCTGTCACCACATTCCTATCAAAGCCTGTTCGAGGCCTCGCTGCGTGGCACCTGGGTGCCCGCGGTGAGTTCGAGCAATACCGTGCTGACCTCGATGACGGCCAACGGGACCACCAGCACACTGACCTTTGGCGGCGGCGATCCGGTGGCGGCTGGCATGCGTTCGGGCATGGGCCTCCGGTTTTCCGGACTGACGGCAACGGCCAACAATGGTACCAATTTCGTCATCACCGGTTTCGGTGGCACCAGCAACCGCACCGTGTCGGTCTATCCGCCGCCGACAACGGCCGCTTCCGAAAGTACGTTCACAGTGACCTCGGTCGGCTCGACGGTATCGATTCCATCAACGGGTCATGTCCGGCGCAAGGTCGCATTTGAAATTTATAATGACGATGTGGACATCGCCAGAGTCTTCACGGAATGCAGGGTGGGGGGCTTTGCAGCGAAGCTCCCGGCCACGGGTATGGCAACCATTGAGTTTTCCGCAACTGGACGCGATATGGAGCTCTATACTGGAGCGGCCGCACCGTTCTTCACCGCACCCGCGCCTGCAGCCACTACCGGCCTGCTGGCAGCGGTCAATGGCTTGCTGCGGGTCGATGGTACGAATATCGCCGTCATCACTTCGTTGGATATCACCCATACGCTGCAACAGACTGCAGACCCAGTAGTCGGAAGTAATTTAGTGCCAGAGATTTTCTCTGGGCGCTCAAATGTTACTGGCCAGATGACAGCATTCTTCAACGATCCGACGTTGATCAATGATTTCAAGAACGAGTCCGAAATCCAGATCATGGCCTATCTCCCCACGAGCTCGGCGCCGAATTCGCCGGCGATGAGCTTCTTCCTGCCGCGCGTGAAATTGGGAGGCGCGGACCTTGCCACCACTGGGGAGGGCGGGCAGATGATCACCATCCCATTTCAGGCGCTAAAATATGAAACAACGCCGCTCGCCACCAGCGGCATCGACAACACCACCATCCAGATCTGGGACTCCGAAGTCGCGGCGACGACGATACCGAATCTTGCGGAGGGTGAAGAGCCCCGTGAGGAGCACCGTGAGGAGCGCGCCGCCTGAATCCCCGCTAGCTGCGGGGAATCCTGCCTGGCATCCGCCGGGTGATTGCAAGAAGAACCTCCCTGCAATCGAACCGGGCGGCTGGCGGGTCGCCCGGTTCACCCTTCCGCCAAAGGTGAACCATGTCAAAATTCTCCGGACTCGAACTCGAAGTTGAAGCACCGTTTCGTCTGACGCTATTACATCCCGTGACCCGACAGCCATTACGTGATACCGAGGGCAAGGAAGCTTATATCGATCACTATTCCGCCGATTCCGAGATCGCACGAAAGCATCAGCGCGCGGTGCAGCGGCGAAGGCTGGCAATGCGCGGCCGGCTCAAGATCACGCCGGAAGAGCTCGAGGCCGAAGCCACCGAGGTGCTGGCGGCGCTGACCGCGGGTTGGTACCTAGTTGATCTCAAGGGCAACCCGATCGACTTGCCATTCACCCAGGAGAACGCGCGCGAGCTGTACGGCAACTCTGCGGTCGGCTGGCTGCGCGAGCAGATCGACGAAAGCGCGGCCGACCGGGCAAATTTCTCCAAGGGCTCATCGACGACCTAGTCGAGTGGGCCACGGTCGAGTTCAGGCGCAGCCGCAAGACGGTGAGCGGCGATCTCGAGGGCGATCTGTTCGAATCCGCAGCGCGGCAATTGACGCTGCTCGGTAAGAAGAAGATTGCCGCGCTGATCGATTCCGAAGGACCGCCATTTCCGGAGGTGCTGGGTTATCTCTGGCTCTGGTTCTCGCAGCATTCGATGGGGCTGGCGGCAACCGGGATGTCCTATCCGGTGATCACCTGGGAAGGCTTGTGGGCGTGGTCGCAGTTGCTGCAAATCGAGCTCGAGCCGTGGGAGGTTGACTTGATGATGCAGTTGAGTTGCATCCGCGCCAACGTCCACGTTGAGAAAATGGAAGCAGAGCGGAAACAGAAGAAGTGAGCACCAAACTCATCCGCCGGATTGTCACAATCGACTGGCCGAAGCAGGTCGAGACCGATGGCAAGGCGCTGTTGATTGATACCGCGCATAATGGGCATCGGCGCATCATGGCGGATGCGGCGTCGAAGGGGTTACAACCGACCTGGGAGGCGTATGCCAATACGCCCGGCAATTCCAATCTGGAAACGGTGCGGCTACCGGGACCAATCGTCTACAATTACCGGTACTTGGTCGAACTGATCCTGTTCGCGCTGACGGAATTGCGGCGGCAGTCGCCGACCGACAGCGGCAACTACAAGCGCAGCCATACTGTGTACGTCAATGATCAGCCGGTCGGGGATACCATTCCGAATTCGATCAAGGCCGGCGATCGAATCTATATTGCCAACCCGGTGCCGTATGCGCGCAGACTGGAAGTTGGACGAACCAAAGGTGGGGCGCGGGCATTTTTGGTTTCAAAGCCTAATCGGATTTATGAACGGGTAACCGAAATGACCAAGGCGGAAGGCAAGGGCAGAGCAAAGATCAGGATGGGATATGTCGATCTCGGTGCCTGGACACTGACTAAGAACCAACGATCGCTGATTAAAACTACGCGCGGTTATGCTTATAGCAAGCGACAGCGTCCCGATCGGTTAGAGGGCGCAGTCGTTACCTCGCCCGCAATCTTCTTTGAGGCGCCGATCTAAATGGCCCAGGACACCGTCGAGACTGCGATTTATCGTCTCCAAGTCGAAGGCATGGCGCAGATCAGAGAGTTGACCTCGCATATCGACGGGTTGGCGATAGCCGAGGAAAATGCAACATCATCGACCCGGAAGTTCATACAAGGCCTACAAGACCAGATTGCCCGTGGCGATCAAACCGTCAGGATTATGGAGAATATCCGCAAGGCTGCGGAAAGCTATGAGCGTTACGCCGAGGCCAGCCTTGGCACGCAACAACAATTAGCGGCCTATTACGAAATCACCAATAACAAGATAGCGGAGCAGACCAGGAAGCTCCAAGAGCTTGCGGTGGCGAACGAGAATGCGCGCCGTGCGCAGGCTACAACGGCGGCCGGTCCCGGTATAACCGCTCAACGCGCGGGCGGTATGGATGCTTACGCAGCGCAGTTTGAAGCGGCGGCGAAAGCTCAGGACGAACAGGTTGCGTCTATCAATCGGCTGCGCGCCGCGATGAACCCGCTGGAGGAAGAGCAGGGCAATATCGGCAAGCAGATGGCGGTCTACCGGCAGGCGCTTAATGACGGCAAAATCTCCCAGACCGAATATGCGGCGGCGCAGGAACAGGGGGCGGCGGCGCTGCAGCGGCATCAGCGCATAACCGAGATATTGGGTAATTCCACCAAGATGGCGCGTTATGAAATGCTCAACTTCGGCCGTCAGGTGAATGACGTCGTAGTTTCGCTGGCGTCGGGTCAGAGCATAATGACGGTGTTTATTCAGCAGGGATCGCAGATTCTCGATATCTTCCAGACCGCTCGAGCGGGTGGCGGTAATTTCTTCGAAACATTGATGACCAGCGTGCGTGGATTTATAACGCCGATGAACGTGGCAATTGGCGCTGTGGTAGCATTCGGCGCTGCGATAGTATATTCCGCTTCGCAGTTTGCAACCGCGCAAAAAGAGATCGAGCGATCGCTGATCGGCATCGGCGCCAGGAGCGGCACCACGGCCGCCGACGTCAACAAATTCGCCCAGGACAACGCCTCGGCGACCGGGCTTTCAGTCAGCCAGGCGCGCGAGGTCGGCATTGCCTTCGCCAAGACCGGCAACATCGTGGTCGGCGCGGTCAAGGGCGTCGGCGAAGCGGTGTATGGCTATTCGATCCTGACCGGCAAGACCGCGACCGAGGCCACCAAGGATTTGGC